GTAGGCAAAGCCGGCGTCGACGGGCTGCTGGACGTATTCAACTACGCCCGCGCCAAGTACGGCTGCGACCAGTTCATCATCGATAGCCTGATGCGCCTGGGCATCGCCGGGGACGACTACACCGGGCAGGAAAAGGTGATGTACCGGATCGTGGACTGGGCCATTGAGCACAGCGTCCACGTCCACATGGTGGCCCATGCCCGCAAGGGCGAGAAGGGCGCCGGCGCACCGGAAACCGAGGATATCAAGGGCGCAATGGAGATCGGCGCCAATGCATTCAACATCCTGGCGGTGTGGCGCAATCGGCGGCTCGAGGAAGAACTGAAGGCGACGCCGGAAGGAACCCCGATCTGGAAAGAGCTGAACGAAAAGCCCGGCGTGATCCTGAACATCGCCAAGCAGCGCAATGGGGATTTCGAAGGCAAGATCGGGCTGTGGTTCGACCAGCAGACCTATCGCTATCAGTCATCGCATGACCGCGGAGCCTGGGGCGCACGTCGCTATCCGATCCGCGAAATGTCTGCAGCCGCCTAATCCCCCATCCATCAGGAAAAGCGAGAGAACGAGATGAGCGAGATTTCCGCAGAGGCACGCGAAGCGCTGATGAGCTTTGAGTGGCCGGACTTCGGACCAGACATCGCCAAGGCCGCCGGCAAGCCCGATTGGACCTATCGCGACCAGTCGTGGATGCGCAGCTCGGATTGGGAGCAATTCATCGACATAGCTGGCGAAGAGAACATCGCGCTTCTCGCCGCTACGGCCAAGGGAGATCTGATGCGCGGGCAGTTTCTCATCTCGCCAGAAGGCATCGAGCGGGTCAAGCGGCACTCGCTCGGCAAATCCCCCTCCTAACCAAGGTCCCATCACCATGGAAGAGACAGACGCAAAGACCAACTACGCGAAGTCGCCGGCAGAGATCCGCGAACGCGCGGAGGCCATCGCGAGGGACTGGCGCTTCAATGAGGCGGCGCTTGCCGGGGCCATTTGCTCAGCCCTCGTGATGGAGCGAGAGCGGTGCGCCAAGGTGGCAGACGACTATGCCGCAGCATCCTACGGCCTGACCGAAGAAGAATGGGCCGCAAAGCAGATCGCCACCTCCATCCGTTCCGGAGTCTAAACCCCATGAGCAAGGAAGAGACAATGGTGGAGAGGGTGGCGAGGGCGATCTACGAGAAGCGGAATGGAGCGGGCGCTACGCCGTGGTCGCGACGCAGCGCAGCCCACAAAGACCCGTATCTCGACGATGCGTCCGCCGCACTCGACGCCCTCATGGAGCCGTCCAAACCCATGTTGTTCTTTGGCATGGATGCCATGGCTCGCGATGATCTCGAACCAACCGAAGAAGAGATGCGAACAGCCTACCGCGCCATGCTCTCCAAGGCAAAGGAGCAGGGGAAGTGAGGCTGCTGATCGTGTCGACCTACGCGGCAATCGCCCTTGGCGGCGCGGCTAGGGAATTCCGAGACACAGGAGATTGGACCATGTCTGCGGTGATTGGTTCGCTCTGGCCGGTCCAAGCCGGGTACATGCTGTTTGTCGAGCCCACCGATCCTATCGAGCCCCGCGCCCGCCCTCAACCAAAGGAAGGAAAGACTGAATGAGCGTCTACGGAACGAGAAATTGGTCGCTTGCCGAAGAACAGCGCCAAGCCAATTTGGCGGAAGCCGCGCGCCGTGAGCAAGAGGCGTGGCGTGCATATCACGAGTCGGTCGAACGCAGCACCGAGAAGGGTGGCCCTGTTATCGAGGGCGAATACACCGACGTGACCGCTCAAAGGCAAATCGAAGCGGCCAAGACCTAACCACCATATTCCATACTACTTCTTCCACCAGGGGACATAGACGTGGGGCGCAAAATGCAAGCGGCGGTTAAAGAGCCTAGTCCGATTCAGGAAACGTGGGTGGATAGTCCGCTCACGACCTATGCGCAGTTCCTCCACGAGCTGGATACTGGCGTTCCGCACGCCGGTCGGGAGAAGGTGCGCCGCGACATGCGAACGCTCATCGGGGGCTTCTGTCGCTTCCATGGCTCGCAGGCGCAGAACGAAGCGGCGGCACGCTTCAAGGCCATCTATGAGCGCTCACAGGTTGGTGGCGCCAAGGCAGTGGATCCAGAGAAAGAGCCCGTCGACGGCGGCGGGATCAATCCTGAGAGCGTCATCGAGATCGGGGCCGATGCCCGGCGGCAGTATATCAGGTTGATCAACGCTTTCGATGCGAAAGCGAGCGGCAAGCGCATTATCGAGCATTTCGAGTTCGTCATTGCCAACGACCATGGCCCGACTGCCTATGCGCGCTGGCTGCTCAGGACGCCTAAGCCCGATGGTCGCGAGGTCGGTCGCATGTCCGCAGAGTTCCGCAGGATGGTGGATGACCTGGCGGTGCATTTGAAGCTGCAGGGGAGGGTATGATGAACGATCCAGAAGCTATCATGGCAGGGATAAAAAGCTCTTTTGACGCGTGGTTCCACGAGCAAGAGGGCTTTGCCTCTCGGTCTGAGAGGAGCACTGTTGATGTGGCGTGGCTCAAGGCGGCCTTCGTGGCTGGAGCCATTGCCGAACGGAACCGCTGCGCCGGGGTTGCAGATGAGCAGCGCGCCAGGTGTCTACGCGAAGGGGATGCGCGACCCAAGTCGATCTATGAATGGCGCCTAGCGGCGAGTAAAGCAGGCGAAATCGGGCACAGCATTCGCAATCCGGAGGGGTATCTGAACGATGTGGAAAGCGCCGCCGAGCGAGCGGGCGAGGGGAGCATCAAATGGGCGAGTTCATAACTAAGCAGGCCGGCGCTGCGGAGCACTGGTACGAGACCAGGCTTGGGGTGGTGCGTTTATCCGATGCCGCGGCCGCACGGTTTGACGCTCTGCCACGCAACAAGGATGGATCGATCCGTCTCGCCACTAAAGAGGCGAGGTCGATGGTGGCGGCGATGCTGGGTAGCGCTAGGAAGCGCAACCTCAACCGCACTTGACTGTTGCCGCGATTTCAGCGACATTCAGGTATGGTCGTGATTTGCGCCTAGTGGCTTGCGAGTTCTCACGACGTAGACCTTCCTCCCAACGAGATAGCGCACCTCAACGACCTGTTGGCCGTTTACCTTCCAAGTGCGCACCCATTGGCGGTCAGGCTTCATAGGTCGGGCTTTCGGAACAGGTCACTGATCTGGCACTGAAACTCCAACGCCAAACGCTGCAGCGTCAGCATCGACGGATCGCGGGTACCGCGTTCGATCCTGGATATGAGGCTCACGTCGACGCCAAGGCGCAGCGCCAGTTCGGATTGTGTCAGGGCGTGGGCTTCTCGCCACTCCCTCATATGTAGCCGCTGTGGGCCTTGAAGGTTGTGCTGTCTCAGCCAGTCTTCGTAGTTCATAGCCGACGATAACATGGCCGGGGCCTCTGCGTCTCGTAAGTTCCGGCCCTCCTGAACTCCCGGATAGGTGCGACATGAAGTGCCAGCGGTTGCTAACAGAGGATGAAGCGGCAGAGCTAATCTTCCTCATGGAGGCGGCGGACAAGAAAGCCATTGCGGAACTGGCGCGCGTAGCTGCCATGTCCGAGATGGAAGCGCGGCGCGAATACCTGATGTCGCAATTCATGACGCAGACTCCCGTCGCTCGTCAGCACTGACCAGCTTAGTGCAGCATTGGAGTGACGGGACACAACGACCGCAGCGCCGGATGATCTTCGTGTGAACCGGAGTGCGCGGTAGGGCGAAGTGCGAAAAGCCGCGGAATTGACTCTGCCTTTAGGCGAGCCGAGTGGAGCTACCGCACTTCGCCACCCAACCCCCAAAAGCGCCGTTCGTAATTCGAGAGAACCGAATCCTACCGCACGAGTGGGTGCGGCGGCCTTAGGGGATTTGACACATTCCAGCAAACCAAGCCGATCTCCCGCAAGGGCCCGGCGGAGGTAGCTATGACTAGAGGACGCAAACCCGGTTTCCGCATGTCGGACGAGCATCGGGTTAAAATCCAAAACAGCAACATCCTCAATGCGCTTATTGAGCACGTCGAAGGAAGGCGCGACATGAGCGCGACACAGGTGTCCGCCGGCGTTGCCTTGCTGCGCAAGGTCTTGCCGGACGTATCCCAAGTCACCGTTCAGGGCGATGAGGATCATCCGCTGCAGACCGTCACCAAAGTTGAGCTTGTTGCGCTGACTGATGGCGACAGCGCAGGTTAGCCTCCCGCCCAAGCTCATCCCTGTCTTTGATGGGGAAGCTGATGTGCGCGGGGCATTTGGTGGCCGCGGTTCGGGCAAGACCCGCTCGTTCGCCAAGATGACTGCGGTTCGGGCCTACATGTGGGACATGGCCGGCCGTGAGGGGCTTATCCTCTGCGGTCGTGAATTCCTGAACTCGCTCGAGGACAGCTCGCTCGAGGAAATCAAGGCAGCGATCCGCGAGGAAGAATGGCTGCTGCCGCACTTCGACATTGGCGAGAAATACGTCCGCACCGCAAGCGGCCGCATCAAGTACACGTTCTCCGGCCTTGACCAGAACATCGACAGCATCAAGTCGAAATCGCGCATCCTGTTGGCGTGGGTCGATGAAGCAGAGCCGGTTTCGGAAGAAGCCTGGGTCAAGCTGATCCCGACACTGCGTGAGGACGACAGCGAGCTGTGGGTCACATGGAACCCCGAGCTCGCGTCAAGCGCAACGCACAAGCGGTTCAGGCTGTCGAAAGACCCGCGCTACAAGGTCATCGAACTCAACTGGCGCGACAACCCTCGCTTCCCCTCGAAGCTGGAACGGGATCGGGTTCGCGACAAGGAAGAACGCCCCGAGCAGTACGAGCATATCTGGGAAGGCGCGTTCAAGACCGCAGTAGAGGGCGCGTACTACGCCCAGGCGCTGACCACGGCGAAAGAGACGGGACGCATCGTCAGCCTCGCTGCCGACCCGCTGATGACGATCCGTGCCTATTGGGACATTGGCGGGACCGGGGCCAAGGCTGACGCTGTGGCCATCTGGGTTTGCCAGTTCATTGGCCAGCGCATCAACGTGCTGGACTACTACGAGGCCAAGGGCCAACCGCTCGCCTCACATCTCTCCTGGCTGCGCAAGCGCGGCTATCAGGATGCGTACTGTGTCCTTCCCCATGACGGCGCGACGCACGAGAAGATCGTCGACGTCACCTATGAGGGCGCGATCAAGGCGGCCGGGTTCGAAGCCAAGACCATTCCGAACCAAGGGACTGGCGCTGCTGCAATGCGTATCGAGGCAGCCCGCCGGCTGTTCCCGCGCATGTGGTTCGACGACATGAACACGAAGGCCGGTCGGACAGCATTGGGCTGGTATCACGAGAAACGCGACGATAAGCGCGATATCGGGCTTGGCCCTGAGCATGACTGGGCCTCGCACGGCGCGGATGCCTTGGGCCTCATGGCCATCGACTACGAAGAACCGACAAGCACCGATCTGCCTCAGATCAGCGAAGCGTATGCGAGGGTAGCGTGAGCGCCCATACAAGTTTTCAGCAAGGGCAACACGTGTGGGTGCAGCTCAAGACTGGCGAGCAGTTCGCTGACCAGTTTCAGGAGCGCCGTTCACGTCATGTCGTTTTGCGCAAGCGCGGGCGCGTGAGCATGGGTGATCTGCGGGCGATCAGCATTGCGAGGAAGCCGCATGGCTGACCGCGAAAAGACGCGCATGGAAGAAGCCATTGACGCACTGCGCGCCCTCCAAGGCTCTGGCGACACCGAAAGCCAGCATTGGCTTGCCGACGAGGTGCTCTGTCGCATGCTTGAACAGCTCGGCTGCAAACTGCTCGTCGAGGAATGGCGCAAAGTGAACAAGTGGTACGCCTGATGGCTGACGAGACAGACATCGAAGGCTCGGACCTCGCTGCGCTCATCGCCAACGAGCTGCGTTCGGCCCGCCGCTTTGCCGATAGCGAGCTGAGCGACAAGCGCGCCGAGAACATCGAATACTACCAGGGCGTCATGCGCGACGTGCCGGCGCCGCCCAACCGGTCGTCGGTGGTGTCTCGTGACGTGACCGACACGATCTCGTGGATGCTGCCCGGCATCATTCGCGTGTTCACGGCCTCGGACAACATGGTCATCTACGAGCCGGTGACCGAGAAGGACCGCGAATTCGCCCAGCAGGCGACGGACTACGTCAACTACCTGTTCTTCAAGGACAACGAGGGCTACCGCACCCTCTACAACGCCACGCATGACAGCCTGCTTGGCGGCAACGGCATCGTCTACCACTATTGGGACCCGACGCCTGAAACCGAGATCAGCCATCACACCCGCCTGACCCCGCCGCAGATTGC